TATCCATGCGCTTTTGCCAAGCACTTAACGCACTAAATACTTCATCGCGGTTATCGCTCATTTTTGCTCCATAGCGTCAATTTTAACTTGTTCTACGGCATCAGCGATCGCTAATAACCAGTCTGATCTAGCGGCAGGTAATTCATCAACTTGGTCAGGTGTCCAACCAAATCGATCAGCGAACTTGAAATAAAGCCACTCTTGATCTGGGTATTCGAGATCAGGCGAGCGTTGGAATCCTTTTAGTAAATCCTTTAGGCGTTCGAGCCGTCTAAAGGGCTATCAGGGTTCTTACGATTTGCGTCTGTGTCGTTTAGATCAGGGAATAATTCTTTGGTTAGAGAATCGGTTTGCTTCATCAAAGCGACATAATCAGGAATAGGCAATTCTTCAATAGAATCTTCTTTAACTGATGGAATAAGCAGGTCATAAGACCAGTCCTCGATGATCGTTACCAATAGTGCGTTGCTAATAGCAATACCGCGCTTGGCTGAAGTATCTCCATCGCCAGCATACATAATGCGGTTACGGTCTTTAACTTTTAATTCTTTAGCGTCTTTGAGTGTTACGGTCGCGCCTGATGGAAGTGTAATTTTGTTTGACATATTGCCCCCTAAGTAGTTGCCTTCAGTTTATCTTAGCAAAAAAGGGCAGTAGAGGCACGGGAGTGAGGCGAAGGCGAGCCCACTCAACCTGCTACCTCTACTGCGTTCTAGGGGTTACGCCACCGATGAGGCTACGGCGTTTTTAACAACCCACTTGATTGGAGAATAACCGACGGTTCCCGAATCTGTTAGGTTGCCTTGTGCGTTGAAATCAACTACGACCTCAACGAAATCCTTTGAGCGTTCAATAACTGCGAGTGTGTATGCACCCTTGGTTACTGTTGCTTGGATAGAGGTTTGTGTTGAACCTGAACCTGTTGTCCAGTTGAATACCAACGCTGGTTGTGTGTTGGTTAGGTAGTTTGTAAGTTGAGTGTCGTTTTCCATTAGGAAAGTTGCCTTTCCGGTTACTTCTAGCGCACCCAAGAACACTTGGTATGGGGTTTGAACATTTGAGATTCCGTAAACTGGAGTTACCGGACGCTTCATGTCGATATTACCCATTGTGTTGTTTGAAACTGTGGTTCCTGCAACGCTTACTGTTCCTACCCATACTGCGGTTGGCAATACGGTTGAGAATGAAGGTGTAGGGGTTGAAACTGTGGCTGACTGCCATCCTGTTGACTTTGCGTCATATTCCAATAGTCCGTCAGCGCTCCACTTTAGAGAGAAATCGTGGAATTGGTGTCCTGCCCAAGTGCGAACATTCGCACCGTAGTAGTCGAGAATGGTGTATGCGGCAGGTTGCGCATCTGAAGCGGTAGCGGTTGTGTTCTTTAGTGCTAGGGTGTGGACATAAGGTGCTGAACCTGTAACCACATCTTCGCCTAGAACGCCAGCGATCGGATACAAAATTGTGTCGGCGAATACTGCGCCACCGAAGTCAAATTGTGAGTGAACGCGACCTTGAATGTAGTTGTAGTTCTTTACATTGCTTCCGCGTAGTCCCTCATCGAATAATGGTGTGTAAATGTCTTGTGGCTTGACGGTGTTCGCAATAACAGGGATATACGCTGTTGGTGTCGTGATCGGAGTGCCTTTAGTGCTTTCCTTAGCGATACCTATATACGAACGATGGGTATTTTGTAGTGCCATTTATTCACGCTCCTTGCGTTGTGTCAGACGCGGCTGACGGTGTTGGGGTGGTCTTCTTTGGTGCAGAAGCGAGAGTTACATCGGCTGAAACGATCTCATCGTTAGATTCGAAAGTATCTCCGGGCTTAACGGTTAATCCGAGAGTTGGGAACTCCCGAACCTCATCGCCGTTATATTGGTATGTTGCCATCGTTCTCCTATGCCTGAATCATTTGGGTTACATCAAATCGAATCTCTGCCCAAGTTTCCGTTGCTCCGTTATCCGAAGTAACAGGCTCTCCATACAAACAATCGATCGCAGGTTCCGCACCTTGCCACACATTGACTTGGGTGGTATCCCCGAAGTTATGGCTGGCTCGAAGCGTATTCTTGATGTTGTCGATAAGTGTATCAAAATCCGTCATCGCATCTTCGGCGTTATTTTGCACCGAGTGGTGGAATACCTGAAGGACAACGGTAAAGTCTACGCGCTTCCAACCGCTTGTTGCGCCGCCAATGGCTAAACGAGTTTCGCGCTCGCTCTGAATAAAGATAACCAATGCGGAACGCGACATCTGCCCTGCGGTAGCACCGACTTGAAAGTTGATGCGCTTTGGGAAAGATGTGAAGATTTGGTTGAGGGTAGCAATGTTGGCTCCGGTTAGATAATTGTAAAGTGTGGAGCGTAACTGTGTGCGACCTACCGACATTAACGCATCCTTCGGAACGGTGCGAGGAGTTGCTTAGCGAGTTCGATATCGGAACCGACAATAGACTGAACGCTTGGACCTGAACTTGCACGGGTCGTAACTGCCATAGTCAATGAGTTATCGCCACGAACCTTTAGGAAGTCGGTTGTGAGCAAGATAGCCGCTTGCTTGATCGCTTGTGGCATATTGCCAACTGCGACGCCTGATGCGTGGGTGTATTTCAAAGCAGAAGTAATAGCGACGGTCGATGAGCCATAAGTGTAGTTAGACGATACGACAACTTGCTCGGTGTTTTGTCCATCGTAAATGGTTACAACAGTTCCGGCGGTAAGACCGATAGGGTCGATCATGGTGAAAGATGTTTGTCCTGCGGTGGCAGTTGAGATTAGACCGTTACAGTATCCTGCGGTGTAGTTGTAAGAAGCGTAAATGCGAGAGCGTGTTGTCGGTGGGAAACCGAAAGATAGTGGACCTTGGCTTGAATAGGTCAGCCCTAGTTGGGATAGCGGATAGATAACTTGTGATTTCTCGAACCAGCAGTTAGCGAGTGTGGATGCCGGAACGCTGACCAAATTGGTAGGCACAACGCCGTAGGAAAGGCTATTTAAGGACACAATGTTGTTGTAGTCAGGTGATAAGACCAAAAAGCCTTCTTGATTCATTCTAACTCTAGACTGCTCGGTGAAGTTCTGAGCGATCAAGGGTTGGTTTACATAAATATCTATAAAAGAAGATGCGCGTTGAATTACGCTGGCTAATTCGGCATCTTGCTGAGCGGAAGTACCCCCAACAACCAAGTTGTTATAGTCGATCGCGGTTGGAGCATTCTTGTATTCAGCGATCGTTAGGTATGAACCTGATTGGAATTGGGTTATTGGGGATACTGCTGCCATTTTTAATCTCCGTCTGTATTTATCTTGTCGTTAATGTGTCCGCAACGACCACATTTTTTGAACCAACTACCGAATCCGCAATTAAAACAATTATACCCTCGTTCGCCATCGCCTTCTGTGTGCAACGCTAAATTACCTTCGGTAAAACCTTCTGCCTTAAGTGCCTTAATATCTTTAGGGTTATCGACATGATACATACCTGATTTATCAGCGCGTAAAAGTTTCTTACCTGACTGACGGTTGATCTCGACTTCTCTAGCGAAGCCATCTCTTGGAACTAATCTGCCCATCTATTTGCCTTTCTTTAATAAATAGGGAGAGAGCCAATTAAGACTCTCCCCCCATTTGGTTTTCTACTAATTACGCAGAAACGATACCTGAAACTACGCCGTTCCATGCAGGAGCAACGCAGAAGAATGTTCCACGGAAGTAGGTTGAAAACTCATACGCAAATTGCGTTACAGGCCATTGTATGCCCATATAGTCTTGAACCATGTAGTTAGACCATACATCAGAAACCTCTGTGTCTGGAATTGGAAGTGTGTATGAAAGAACTGGAGATACACCTTGTGGTAACCATGGGTGTACTGTCAGAGGAACTGACTTTCCTGTTGTTTCGTTCACGATTCCGTTAACTACTGAACCGTAGGTTACGCCACTTGTTTCGTCTTGTGAGATTTGTAGACGGTAGTTAGCGTTTGCTGAACCCTTGATCGCATCTGAAAGTTGCTTGCGGTCAGAACCGTTAAGCAGAATCTCATCTGGATCAGCCTTTACTGAGTTGTAAAGGTTAGCGAATACAGTCTGGTATTCGGCTCCCGGATTTGTGTTCGAGAATACCGAGTTGATGTTGTTGTTGTAGCCTGTGTTAGCGCCAAGAACGGTTGTCAAGATTCCGTCGTAGCCTGTTGCGTAAGCAGAAGTATCTGCTGATGCGCGTGAAGCGGTGATGGTGCTTGATGTTGAGTAAACAAGGGTATCGCCGACTGATGCTGAACCAGCACCTACGATGTAACCTGTTGTTGACTTGATTGAACCTTGGTACTTAGCGTTAGCGACACCTGTTGTTGTTCCAACATAGATGTTATAGCCAAGAGCGCCAGTTACAGGAGTTACAACGATCTTCAAAACTTGTGAAGAAGTTGCTTGTGAGGTAACTGTGTTGACGATAGATTCGCCGAAACCTGATGAAGAAATACCAGCATCAGCAGTTACATAGATGTAATAAGTGTTGTTAGCAAGAGCAACTTGACCTGTTCCAGCAGATGGAGCAGTTACGGTTACTGTTGGTGCTGAAAGTGCGCCAGCGTAGCCTGAAGCAGTTCCGCGTGCCATTAGCATCATGCGTTCTTCCATAAGCATTGTTGCGTATAGAGTAGAAGTTGATGATAGTTGGCGTAGATCTTGGTATCCAAGACCTGAGAAGTTAGCGTCGAATGAAACGCTATCTGATAGTGAGTATGAGTTGTAAGGCAAGATCAGATCATCTGAGGTGTAAGAAATCTTTGAACCGCGTTCGAAGTTGATTGAACCGAATGCAGTTGTTGTAGATTCTGTAACTCCTGGCCAAATCTGTCCTTGTCCACCAGTTCCGGTACCTGTGTAGCCTGTGATGCGCTTTACACGGTGTGATGTGCCTACACCCTTCTTACGAGGGATGCGGTTACGAAGTGGTGTTGGACGAGGTGTGAGCAACTTTGCAGGTGCTTCGAGGTCGAAGGCTGCGAAAGATGTGCTCAAAGGTGATGTAAGGGTGATGTCCTTTTGCATATCTTGTAGCGCTAGGCGTTGTGATGCGATTGCGTTGTTAAGACCTGCTAGTGCATCTGGAGCCAATGACTTTGATGCTGCTAGTGATTCTAGAGCAGCGGTTGGGTCTTGTGCTGGTGTTAAACCGTTTGTGTTAGGTAGCGAGAAAGACTTATTCAGTTCAGACTGAAATTCGTCCATGCGCTTTGCTGCCTTCTTCGGTGAAACTTCATCACCA